AGCCCGCTTTGCCATTTCCAATTCCATACCTGCTGCATTCTGGATCGTGGAGGCATACTCCTTCTCTCCAGACGAGATCAAACTACGCATGCGCTTGTTTTCTTCGTACAAGCGTTGAGCAGCCGTTACGGCTTCTTGCTGCTCCCGAACTGCGGCTTCTTTTTCCCGACGCTCGTCATGCCAGACCTTACGCATCTGCTTGAGCTTGGTTTTGACTGCCTCGTCATACCCATCAAGCTCATCTTTCTCAAGTTCTTTGGCAATCGGCTCGGGCATTGGGGTCTTACCCCGATCTGCCTCCGGTGTATCGTCCTCTATCTCGATCTCAAACCTGTCTTCCTGCACTGCTTCGGGGGCTTTTATCTCCACCTCATCAGGAAACTTGAATTCGTTGCGCTCCATTTCAGGCATTTTGTCCTCCTTATTTGCGCTTGATGCCACGTGGATCGTCAACCGTACCTTCAACGGAGTCATCGTTGATGATTCGGAACTCACGTCCGTGGATGACTAATCGTGTCCCGGCATGCGGACGGATTAGGATGAAATCCCCTTCTTTGCACCAAGGTCCAGTTGGGAACCGATTTTTATCTCTGTAGCAATCGGGGCCAAGGGCAACTACAAACAGAACCGTTGTGAGCAGTTCTTCGTGGTGAACGGTGGTCTCAGCTTTGATGATCCCACTCTCAAACTCCTTCTCAATCTCGGGGATTGCACACAGGATTCTGTAGCCTGATGGTTGAGGGAGTTGTGTTGCCTTATCGCTGGGGTTTGTATCCAGCACTGGGTCAGTCATCCGAATTCTCCAATCTATCTTTGAGGTCTATGATAATTGAGCATGCGGCTTCAAGACCTCGCAACTGGCCGCATACAAAGCGATACTCGTCAAAACTTATACAATTACCGCGCCCAATTGCTGTTTGGAGCATAAGTATGCGGTCTTTGTATTGATCTAAAAGATACTCAAGGTTCTTATCCACCGTTTACTCCCGGTTGTGGGGTGTTTCCATCCATCTGGTGTTTACCCATCTCTTGGTCTTGATCCGCCTTCTGGGTGTTCTTCTGATGTACTTGGTTTGACATCGTTTTGAGCAGTTCAGCACCAGTGCGGATCATGCTGTCCTCCTTGGTGTTGCGCATCTGCGCCACGGACTTGAGCGCATCAATCTGGATCTGCTTCTCTTTCAAAGCCGCATCAGTCTGATCCTTGACCTCTTTGCGCTTCTGATCGGCTTGTTTGATCTGAAGCTCTTGCATCTGGATCTGCACCAACGGGTCTTGCATCTGTTGCTGAGCCTGCTGTTGCGCTTGCTGCCCCTTGTTCATATTGAGCAGTTGCTGAGACGCCTGCGCCAAGAGTGGCGACAGACGCGCTTCAACTTCTGGGTCCATTGGCACTTCTTCACCAGACGCATCAAACTGAGGTGGCAAAGACATACCAAGCTGTTCTTCTATCTGGCGACGATACTGGAACCCAAGGTGCTCGTTCACATGGTTCATCATCGCTGCTTGCATCTGCTGGGCCATTGGATTGCCCTGCAATAGCGATTGAATCTTCGGGTCCTGCATCGCAGACATATGGACCATGATGTGAGCTTGGTGGTCCTGATAGAGGAACGCTTTGACCGGCTTCATGCGTAGCACGTTCTGGTTCTCAGTCACCGGATCGGTTGGCTTCTGATCCTCGTCCATCGGGACAAGTTTCTCAGCGTTCTTGATCCCCAACACATCAAGCATCTGGCGGTGCAACAACGGTAAGTTGTACAACTGCGGCGCTTGCCCTGCCAATTGAAGAACGGCTTGGTACTGCACGATCTTCTGGGCCATTGTCGAGGCGTTGGGGTCGCTGACCGGGATAACATCCACGTTGTCATAGTCAGACTTCTTAGCCCTGCGGTTCCCAACGTCTGGCTCGTAGCTATACTCCTCGGGCGTATAGGCCGCGATGATGTGTTTGAGAAGCCGAAGCTCCTGCTTCATGGAGTAGTGGATGCGTGCCTGAATGGCACTCATGGTCTTGAGCGTACGCTCCAGAATAGCAAGCGTCGTGCCAACCGGCGCTTGTCCGGACATATCGCTGATCTGAAGGTCCGCCGTGTTGGCGAAGCGACGACCCTCGTCGATGATCTGCCCAAGCAACTGAATGAGAGTCTGGCTTGGCTCTTTATATGGAAGTGGCAACAGGTTGTCGCGGATGGTGCCGCTTGGCACGTCCACGTCACGCCACTCGCCCGGAGCGATGGGAGTGTCATCACCCTTGACCCGCAACCCACGGGCTTTGAATCCTCCCGGCAGGTTAGCCAGCGTGCCCGCATCAACAAGCTGCCTAATAAGAGAGGTGCCAGATTTGGCAAAAGCCCCGATCAGGTGAATCAGCCCGAAACAGTAGAAGCCAAACCCCGGCACGTAACCATAATGCACGAAGTGCTGGCGGGGGGCATACATCTCGTCGTCTGGTTCCCAGTTACGGCGAATCCCCAGAACGGTTTGGGTGCCTTTCTCGATAGTTACTATATAAGGAAGGGCGATGCCGGTTAGCTCCCCATCCTCCTTGTGCTCATACCCTTTGAGGTCGAGATGGACGTTCATCTCCAGAATCTTGAACCGATCATCAGAGTTCGCCCGGAACCCCATCTTCTCGGCAATCTTCTTCTCAATCTCATCCATCGTCATCTGGGGTTCACCCAGATCCACATCCCGATAGAAGCCAGCCACCTGCAAGCGACGTAGCTCATTCTCAGTCTTGCGCATCACGTGAGTGATCCGCTCGGCTGCTTCTAAGTTAGAAGCCCCGTATGGCACCACGAGGTCATCAGATGGCACATATATAGATACCTGACGCCCCATATGTGGGTCGTAGTAGATCTTCTTGAAGGCATTACCCGACAGCCCCAGACCCCACAGCATCCGCTCATGCTCGGGTCGATACTCCTGCATCACGTCCGTAAGCTGATGATTCATATCATCTTGGACACGAACCGACGCTTCTTTCTTTGCAGGGGTTTCTTTACCAATGATCTGAGTCTTGACCGGCCCCGCAGCGGGGAAAGTGCTCATCATGGTCTCGGACTGAAACTTGACCAAAGCCTCGGAAAGCAAGGGGTGATACACCCCGCATGCGCCCTCCCACGGCTCGGAGCGTTCCTCAATCTTCATCCCAAGCAATTCCAACCCATCTACATAGGTCTGCATCCAATCTTTGCGAGAGGCAATATCCGCGTCAAAGTCGCCTAGCAGTTCGGATGCAAGGGACTGCAACTCCTGCTCGTCCATAGATTCAGCCAGATTGGCATTGAAATCATCGTCTGTTTCTTGGCCGGGAGTTAGTTCAATCTCCATCCCGTCGATACCAATAGACATGGATTCGGGATTCTCAACTTGGATTTCAATCATTGGGTCTTCTTCACCCATGAAACTATCCAATCCTTGCGGTGCCGCATAAAGCGATTTTGCAATTGCCATGATGTGCCTTAAATAAGTTTCCAGCTACCGTCAGAGTAGTTATCTGGCATAGGAACACTACCACCTTGGGCAAACCAGTTCCCTTCCCTGAGCATCTCAAGAAACGTGGGCTTCATTCTTTCTGGTTGCCGCGTGTGGGGAGGAAGATCTTTGGCGTCCAATCGTGTTTGACGCAGCCCAGTCAAGGCATCATACGTCTCACGTTGTGCCGGAGTGTTGAGAATATACTTGCGAACGTACGGATCTTCAGTCAACTTTTTGTTTTTTGCTTGCTCAAGAGCCGACAAGCTGGCAAGTTGCTCGTATAGGAAATTTTCCTTATCAGGCCGTTTTAACACATTTTTTGAAAAATATCCGGTTTCTACGGCTTTTGGGTCCAAACCCCATTCTTTTTGCAAGTATGGAGCATGTTCTATCAACCTATTAACAACGAAAGCCCTACTAGATTTATAATTGCGCAACGAATCAGCCATCTTATCCCACATGGTATTTAGTTCGGACGCATCTTCAAGTGACTGATTGGCCAATACATGCTCCATCTCATGCGCTCTTACATGAGTTGGATTGGGATCTCCGGGCTTATAGTTTTGCGCGGGGGCATACGCAGCATAACTTCTATTTGCGTTTCCTGCATCATCTTCAGGAGCCGTAATCCCAAACGTGTTTTTCCCCATGCGCGGATTAACAGCTTCTCCAACAAGACTGCTTGCCCCCATCTGCGTATACGGTTTTTCGCCGGGAATAGTTGCCTTCGTATCAAAATTTTTGGGGTTGTACCCCGAACGCTGCAACACATCCACTATGCCCTTGGGCAGTTTGGAAAATTCTTCATCCGTCATCAGTAGTACTCTCGTTTGCGACGGAAAGAGGGTTTATCGTCTGGCTCATCTGTTTGGAGCCGAAGGAACCCACCACGCCGGTATCGTAGAAGTGCTTGAGTCATGGAGTCCACCATGTCGTCATGCTCGCCGGAAGGGAAGCTGGCGACTTCTTCAACCAACTCCTCGGCCCAGTGCGTATTAGGCACCCACACGCGCCCGGATGCAAATATATCTGCAACGGCGTTCAAACGAGCAATCTTGTCGTTACCTTTACTGGGAGTGAACTCTTGCACGGGGATGCCCATCGCTCGTAGCTCAAATATTAGAGGAGACCCCGCCGCCTTGGCCTCGACGATCAAACTGTCTGGTTCCCACTCGCGGAACTCTTCTTGCGCCCGTTTCTTGAGTTCTGGGAACTCCATACGCTTTTTGAACGCATTGAGCAGGATGATATTGGCCTGACTGATGCCCGTATCATCATCTTGGTAGAAGATTCCCCATGTTGTACAGGCTGAATAGTCTGCCCGTTCCGTCTTGAGGAAGGCGGTATCCCATGACTGGATCTTGAATTCGCAGTACGGAGGGTCGTCATGCTCCCAAATCTGCCACCATTCCCGCTTAATAATAGCGGAAACGTCAGAAGTTGGGCTTTGTTGGTACTGCGCCTGCCATTTTGAGTTCGGAAGCTCCAATTTGAGGGCTTCCAACTCCTTTAACGACCAAAATTCGGGCCAAAGTGGCCTTCCAGACGGTAAAAGCGCAGGAAATTCAATTACTTCCCAGTCTTCGCCCGATCTTTGGGCCGCAGCCTTCAAAACTTGCCCAGTTAGGTCCTTTTTAGACCACCGAGTCATGATTATGGCAATGGCTCCGCCCGGTTGCAGACGCTGCCGAGGCCCAGATGTGTACCACTCGTACGTTTTATCGTAGATTTCGGGGTTCACTTCGGCCAAAGTGGCCTCTTGCTCTGAGTGCGGGTCATCAATAATGAGCAGGTCCGCACCTTTACCAGTCACCGCGCCCCCCACACCGATAGCGAAGTACTCACCGGAGTAGTTTGTCGCCCACCGCCCCGCAGCTTTTGAGTCAGCTTGCAGTGCAACATTTGGAAACAGGTCCTTGTATGCGTCCGAATCGACCAAGTTACGCACTTTGCGCCCGAAACCCACAGCCAACTCACCCGTATGGGACGCTTGGATGACCTTTTTGCCCGGATACAGCCCAAGGAACCACGCAGGTAGCAGATAAGACGCGAACTCAGACTTGGTATGCCGGGGCGGCATGTTCACAATCAACCGTTTGACCTTACCCTCGGCTATGCGCTCAAAGGCAGCAGCCATCTTCTCGTGGTGCCGCCCGTGTATGAATGAGGGCCACACGTACTTCACGAAGGCCATGAAGTCTGTCTTTGCAAGCTGTTGGGTGGTGTTACGCCGCGCCTCTGCAATCAACGCCCCAACCTTCTGCTGGACAGCAGGGGGCAGGGTAGACAGCCGTTTTTGGGCTTCAGCTAGGAGTTGCGGGTCCAAACTCTTCGTCCAAATCTATCTCACCAATGCTCTTGGGCAGGGGAGTAACTTCCGCATCCTCTACGGCATTGCCGTATAGCTCCAAGGTCTTGCGCAGTTCTGATTCGATGTCGGTGATGGTGCGGTTCGTCACAGTCACGTCGATGCGCTCTGAGAAGAGGCCCACGCTTGAGATCTTGCCCAGATTCTCCAACGCCCGCATGCGCTGCTTGGGGTCCGGGTCTACGGACTCCACTATTAGTTTATTAGTGATGTAGTTGCGCAGCCGACGCGCAACGTCCAAAACCTCCTGATCCCACTCATTCAGGATGGCTTCCAGATTAACAATGGTGCCAGAGGTTAGTTCTCTTGCAGGGGGAAACTTGCCCGATGCCGCTATCTGATGTGAATGCGCTTTGTCCGAGTTCGTAATCTCGGATGCTGCACCCATATTTACCAATTCTTTGACAGATTCAAAGTAAGCATGGGCCTTTTCCCGAAAGCCTTCTATCTCTTCCGGGGTCGTATCAAAGGGAAATGGAATCCCGACTTCGGGCGTAATTACGAGTGGCATGGGCTGTTTGTGGCTCCAGTTATGCAGAGTATAGGGCCTTTTCAAATTTTTGCAAATATGGGGGTGGGGGGTTGCGTTTTAGAAACATAAGGGGGGTGTTTCTGTATATACGAATAGTTATAGTGAGTAGAGATGGATTTGGGAAGTGGGGTATCCCGTGTGCAGATTAGTGTGTAGGAGACGATGGCGGAGTCCCATCTGACGTTTAGGGGGTGGGGGTCTTGTGTATACAGGTTGTCAAATAGTTTGACTTTTCCTACCAATCAGGTAATATACACACATCGGCAAGCAATTCCGCTTGTTTGATAACAGTGTTACTAAATGGAGCAAACACTATGAAAGCAACCAACACCGCCAAGCCCGCAGTCATCGCAACCGAGAACCAACTGGTGCTCGCCATTGCGCAAGCAATGGAGGTGCAAGGCAAGGCAACGGCTCAGTGGCGCGATGTGGTAGCCCCCGGAATGATTCGGGTCTACCGTACCATTGAGACGGCAACGGAAGCCCGTGATCGGCTCATTGAGCGTGCAATCACTCCGTGCTTAGGCAAGCAATACCGCGAAGCAATGGCAACGGTATTGCCTGATACACGTAGCAAAATGGGCAAAACGGTCTACGATCAAAACGTCAAATCGTGGAAGATCAGCATGACTCCTGAGTGGGTTAGCGAGTGGGCCGAGACTCTGAAAGACAAGACCGAGCGTGCCAATGTGACCAAGGCGTGCAAGACGTACGCGGGCTTCGTCGAATTGATCCAAGCACTGAAAGCATCCGCACGGTCGCAGGGTAAGGTTCAATTCTCCCGGATCTGCGAGTACGCATGGCCGACTGTAAAAGCCGAAAAGCCGAAAGCCGAAAAGCCGAAAGCCGAAAGCGACGCCAAGCCCGAGGATAGCAAACTGAATCCGACGCAGACACTGGTTGGAATGCTGAACACGGCGCGACAGTATGCGCAGAAACACGATGGGCTTCCATCGCAGGTCGCAGTGATCGCGGCCATCTCGAAAGCAATCGAGCTTCTCGGTAGCTAATTAGTAACAGTGTTAACAAACCCTCAGGGCTTCGGCTCTGGGGGTTTTTTTTCGTCCAGAGTTTTTTATGATAGTTCTATGATAGTTCTCTGGGGATGATGCTGTGGGACCGCAGTACACGAAGTGTACTGCGCTTTTGTGCAAGTCGTCAAGCAGGAGGTCTGTTCCATTGTTCCAGCCTGTTCCAGAGAATGGAACAGAGCTAAACCCAGCATCCATGCGGGTTGCAGGGGTGTTTTTCTCTCTTTGTTCCATTGTTCCATTAAAAAATTATATATACGGTGGGGAAAAATTTATCTCAACACAGAAAAAACGTGTTGTCACGTGTTGAGAAAAGGGCGGATCACGGCAAGTCATGAAAAAACTGGAACAATGGAACAGACAACTTGACACGCAGTACGTATCTACATGATTCCATTGCACTTTTTCTTTGTTCCACAACGGAACAAATG